TTATTAGCGTCGGCTAAAAAAGAGCTCATTTCTCTAATTGTTTGATAACACTTAGCCCCCGAAAATAAATATATATTTTCTCTTAGTTCTGTTAATAATTCTAAGTCTTTGCCTACAAAGTCTTCTAAAGTACCGCCAAAGCCTTTATAAAGTCCTTTTTTTAAAAAATCAGCTACGGCAAAGTATAAGTCCTCGGGTATCTCTTCAACGGTTATAGCGCCGTTAAAAATACCTTCTAAAAAATCTTCTATTTGCTTGTCTGTGTATTTCACTTATACAAGTTTCTTAGCTTGTTTTGTACTTTAGTTAGATTATCCGTTGGCGCTATTGGTGCTGCTGTCGTTGGTATTCCCGTTCTCTCTTCAAAGTAAGCCGCGTCCATTTGTAAGCCCGCGTTTTTCATTACTTGCGCTATGTCCGCTGTTAACTTATTACTTTGGTCCTCGCGTCTTCTCATCTCTTCGCGTTCTTGGTCGTTCTTTATTTCAAAATATAAATCGTCCGGGATAGATATTCCAAGCTCCCTAAGTCTTGGTAATAATTCCGTGTTGATATTGTTTTCTAAAAATCTACAATCAACGGTCTGTATGTCTTCTAACGCTTGAGCTACGGGCGACTCTTCGCCTTGTCCGCCTCCAATTTTGCCCGGTGTACTGTCTAAGGCGTCCGCGTGTCCTAACAATACTTTACTTATTTTAGCCTCGCAACGTTTCTCTAAAGACTCGTATATCTTAAACCCTTGCCCTCCTTGACCTTCTACTAATTCTAATTCGTCCATTGTATCCATTAAGATATAACCCGCGCTACCCATTTGAGCTAAAGCTTTCTCAAATAAAGCTCTTTCGTCTTCGTTTGTTTTGCTTGTTTTACCTTTCCTTAACGGCATACCGTAAAGCTCTGCCGAGTCCATATTAAACCCTAATACGTTTCTACATATAATCTCATACATAGCAACTTTGTAAAGTAGTCCGTAACCCGTTAAAGATATACCTACTTCGGTTGGTGTTTGTACCCAAACGTTCCAAACTCTATAAGGGTCGTCCATAAATTGCGCCCCGCTAAGTGAATATACGTAAGAAGTAACGTTAAGTCGGTCCGGGCTTATGTTAAAACGTCTAATAGTTGTTAATTTAGGAAATTCGTCGTTAACTAAGTCGCCTAAAGATATTAAAGAATAGCCGAAAAATTGAGCGTCTAAAACATAATTACAATACTTAGCAAACCAATCTTTTTTTAATAGCTTAGTGTATTGCTCGTTCTCTTCGCCCGCGTCATTACATAATTTAAAGTCTTTTAATAAGGTTAAGTTTTTTCTACGAGTCATACAAGCCGTTACGTGTGCGTTTAAAACTGTGTCTAAAAACATTCTTTGCATACGTACTCTATGCGGGTACCAAGCTTGCTCGGCTTCTGTAATTGCTTCGCGCCATAATTGTACGTCGTGCCTAATACGTTGTAATTGTACCGGGGTTATGTAGCTTCTTAAATTCCTTTCGGGTGCTTTCTCTTCGCGCCAATCGCCGGGGCGTTCTTGCGTTAAAGGGTTATCCGGTGTAGGAAATAAATAATTTTTTACTGTGCTTAATATGTTTGCCATTAATAAGTATTTATTTGTTTAATGTTTCCGCCGTATCTTATACGATTACCTTGTTGAGGTTGTATTAAAGGTAAATTAGGGGTTATGGCACCTTCGGCGCACATTTTTAACCACTCTTTAGCGTCGTCATATCTTTTAACTCTTAAATCGGGTATGTTACGCGGTGCTATTCTTGCGTGTAAATGATATAACACAATATCGCAAGTATAAAGGACCATTTGAGCGTCGCGAGGGTCAATAAATTGAAATACCGTAGTATTAGTAGGCAAAATTCCCGTTACTGAATACAACGTAGGCGCTCCCCAATATTGAAAACCGCTAATAGGGTCGTCGGGTGCTACGTTTGGCAAAGGTAAATTTTGATACGTCCTATATTGCAACGCTGTATCGTGGTCTATTAAAGAAGTTTGTACCTTACAAGTATAAATATTATTCTTAAACCAAACTACGTCGCCTATATTATAAATGTTTGAGTAGTTAAATTCTTTGTGCGGTGGCTTAACTAAAAATATAGAGTATTGTTTGGCTAATAAATCAAAATCGTAATTATTTATTGGGACGTTGCCTATTGTAGTTGTGTTAGCCATATAAACGTTACCTTGATATAAAACAAGGTCGCCGTTATTATACTCTGTATCTATATTAAAAGCCGGCCCGTCTAAATAAAAACGATTAAAAGCGCTATAAACCTTTGTATTTGAGAAAGGTAAAAGGTCTTGAAATTCCCTTGATATATCGTATTTTTGTTTTAAATAACTTTGAGCCTCGGCTTCGCCCGCAAGCTGCGCCCTATCTCTTATTGACTCGTCCGAGTTTATTATTTGCTGTATATTGACGTCTTGTATATTTACTTTGTAGTCGTTAGGTATAAGATAGGCCATAGTATTAATTAATAAACGTTTTTACTTTTAATGTTTTTACCAAAGTTAATACTTATATTTGAATTTCCGCGTTGGTACATATCAAAATCTTGCGCAAAGGCCGATACTAAAAGATAGTCTAATAAATCGCTAAAGTGCCCAACTTTTTGATACCTTACCTTAGTCTTTGGGTCTGTTTCCATTTCTTTAAGTTTGGTCCCGTCGGCCGCCTCTTTAAGTAGGACTAAGTCGTTAATCATTTTTTTACAGTTCTCGCCTATTGTTATTTTTATTCCGCCTATTTCTTTTTCTAAAATAGTATTTATCCAATTACCCCGCATAACTACGGACGGGTTAGATTTTAAAACTCTATAATTAGGCTTAAAGTCTTTGAGCTCTTCTAATATTAATCGGTAAAAATTAAACCCTTTCTCTAATTTTGTGTCCTCTTTGTTAGCTGTGGCGTCTCCGTATATAAATAAACCCGCGTCGTGTCCTTGATATTTTCGTTTAAATTCATTACAAACCCCTTTTATTGTGTTGTTAGGTGTTTCGCCCGCTATTTCGTCAATCATTATAACCTCTTTGCCTTTAAGTTGAAATATTCCGCAAGGTAAATAAGGGTTAACGTTGTCGTCCCAAGATATATGTAAGGGTAGGGTAGGGTCGTAAGTAGTTTTACTTATATGGTTGTCAAGCTCAAAGCATTTGTAAAATTCGCCCCCTACTTTTATGTTTACGTCCCAATCTCCCTCAACAAAGGCCATATATTGATAACGAGGTAGCATTTTAAGGCTTTCTAAGTATTCCGCCGGTATATAAGGGTTGTCGGTTATTTTAGCTTGTATGTAAGCAATTCCTTCCGGTAGTTTATTTTCTTTCCAAGGGGTGTAAAATCTGTCTTTTACCCAATTATTAGACGGGTTACAACTCATAAGTATTTTACTTGGGCACCCTTGAGAGTGAAACCAACTCCCGGCACGTTCTAAAACTTTATTAAAAGTAATTTCTTGGACCTCGTTAACTTCATCTATAAAAGCGCCGTTTATCTCTAACCCTCTAAATCTGTTTAGCTCTTTGTCTGTGTCGTAACCTTCGGCCATAAATAGAATTTGACTCCCGTTGGTCCACGTTAAAACTAAAGTTTGTTGGTTAAAGTCTTTAACGTATGAAATAAAACCTTTGTTTAAAAAGTTTTCGGTAAAGGTTTTTAGTAGGGTAGCTTTTATTACGGGTATTGTTTCCCTAAGCATTAACCAACGCGAGTTAGGGTACTGAAAGCAAAAAGTAATTATTTCAAGGCAGCCCCAATAACTTTTGGCGCCTCGTATAGCTCCGCCATATAGTACGATATTGTTGTTTTTTAACAATTCGTGGGCTTCTTTCTGTTTGTCCGTGGGTGTGAATTTTATTTGCTCCAATCTACTATAATAGGCTCTTGTACTGTTATATTGTTGTCTATTGTTTGCTTAGGCATTCCGAAACGATACGCGCCCCAAAGTTTTATACAGTGGCTATCCCCTTGAGCGCATTTATTAGCCAATAGCTCCCAATATTCCATAGGGGCTAAGTATGCGTCCATTTGCTCAATTAAAGTAGCTTCTTGGGCCTTTGTTTTGCGTCCCGCGTTAGGTCTTGCTCCGCCTCGTCTTTCCATTTTGATATTATTTGATTATTCAAAGGTACAAAGTTAAACTATAAGTTCGTCAATGTTGATACCCCTTTCTTGTGCTAAGTCCCAAATATGTTTAAAAATGTCGTCTAATAGGTCTTCGTTATTTTCGGAAAATTTCTTTTTTGTGTTATAGAGTACGTCCCAAAGTAATAACGCCATATCTAAGGACTTGGCGCACCTCATAAACTCCATTTTGTCGTCGGGGTCGGATAGGTCAAAAGTTAATCTTGCTTTCATTGAATTTTATTCTATTCGTTGTTTATAATTTTACCCCAAATTTTGCCTAAAAGGTATTTTGATAATTCCCAACCTATTATTATTAATACTGTATTCATATTGTTTTTAAGGTAGTTTAATCTATGTAGTTTTCTGTATAGTATCTGTCGCCGTCGCCTTCGCATTCGCCTTCGTTATTGTAAGCGTCTATTATTTGCTCTTTCTCTTCCCTTATTAGGGTTTTTTTGTTGTTTAACATAAACTCGTCAAAGTCTTTTGGGGTCATTGTTTCCCAATTTGTAATAATTTCTTGTACTACTGTCATTTTTTTTGTTTTTAGTTTGAAAATTTTTTTATTTATGTAAAATATTGTAGGCTTAATCGGTAAAATTCCGATATTCGCTTATTTTTATTTCAATAATTTTATATTATAAACGGTCTAATAGTTACAACTCCTATACCAAAGCCTAATGAAAAAGCTAAAGCAATATATAACCTTTCTTTAAATGATTTGCATTCTATACTAAAATGATTCATAGGTAAACTAATTAAAGGATTAACAAACGCCATTAAAAACATACCTATCCAATTTTTTTGCATAAGATAATGAAAACCCGAAATACTATTTAATTCAAGTGCTAACGCTGTAACAAAAACTATTATTAATTTATGTTTTAATTTTATATCTTTCATATTTTTAATATTGCTTTTTTATAAATTTACCGCAACAACGACATATATAATAATTTCTTGGATAGTTTAATTTACCCGGTACATATTTACGTTTGTGTATTCCTATTTTACAAAGTAGTTTTTGTATCATATTTTTAATTTAAAAAGTCTTCGCCTTTGTAGTCTTTGTTTTTATCTATTCCTATGGCCCAAGCTATTGAAATAGGTATTACAATAATTAAAGTGATTATTATTGCTATCATTGTTTTTGTTTTAATTGTTCTCTATACCATTTTGCGCCTTGAGCAAATGCTTCTATTTCGTCTTCAATAGTATATTTATCAAATGCTGCGTTAAAAATTTCCTTGTCTAATAATTCCGGTATTTCGCTCATTTCTTTTGCTTTATCAAAGTATGAATACCAAATAAATTTATCTTTTGGGCATTCTAAAAGATTTTTAAATAAAAATTCTAACGAG